TAGTTAGACGTAGCACAGAAGAACTAAGAGAACTTATCTCAGTATCTAAACAGTTATACCCAAAAGCTGTACCGGGAATTAAGTTTATGGAACGTGATAAAACTTGGGTAGCGCCATCAGGTGCAACACTCTGGATGTCATACCTTGATAGGGATGATGATGTTATGAGATACCAAGGTCAGGCTTTTAGTTGGATTGGCTTTGACGAGCTTACACAATGGCCTAGCCCATACCCGTGGAATTATATGCGCTCAAGATTACGGACTACTAAAGATAGTGGCTTACCTTTGTACATGAGAGCAACAAGTAACCCCGGTGGGCCGGGCCATCAATGGGTTAAAAAAACTTTTATTGATCCGAATACGCCTAACAAAGCTTTTTGGGCTACAGACATTGATTCAGGTGAAGTAGTAACTTGGCCTAAAGGACACAGTAGGCAGGGTGAACCTCTTTTTAAACGCAGGTTTATTCCTGCTACTCTATTTGATAACCCTTACTTAGCAGAAGATGGAATGTATGAAGCTAACCTTCTGTCGTTACCTGAGCATCAGCGTAGGCAGTTACTAGAAGGTGATTGGGATATTAATGAAGGGGCTGCATTCCCAGAGTTTAATCGTAAGATACATGTAGTAGAACCTTTTGACATACCTAGTAGTTGGGTAAAGTTTAGAGCATGTGACTATGGATATGGTTCTTACTCAGGTGTTGTGTGGATAGCAGTAAGTCCATCAGAACAATTAGTTGTATATAGAGAAATGTATGTAAGTAAAGTTATTGCTACTGATCTTGCTGACATGATACTAGAAGCAGAGCAAGAAGAAAAAATAAGATACGGAGTACTTGACTCTTCTTTATGGCATAATCGTGGTGATACTGGTCCAAGTCTAGCAGAACAAATGATTAGAAAAGGTTGCCGTTGGAGGCCATCAGATAGATCAAAAGGTTCCCGTGTATCTGGAAAGAATGAATTACATAGGCGATTACAAATAGATGAGTTTACGGAAGAACCTAGACTTGTAATGTTTAACAACTGCAAAAATTTAATATCTCAGTTACCTTCTTTACCATTAGATAAAAATAACCCTGAAGATGTTAATACAAATGCTGAAGACCACCTATACGATGCTCTACGATATGGAATTATGACACGGCCAAGAAGTAGCTTATTTGATTTTAATCCCGCAACTAATTCTGGATTTCAAGTAAGTGATCCCACTTTTGGATATTAAGGAAATAATATGGAAGAAGACTTTGAAGAAACTATGGACTCAGTGCAGTCGCAAGCTTTAGATGATACTGAAGAAAATTCTTATGATGATCCTCATGCAGGAACTATTGTTGGATTAGTTAAACATAAATTCTCTAAAGCTTCTACAGCTAGGGATACAGAAGAACGTAGGTGGATTCAAGCTTACCGAAACTACCGTGGTTTGTATGGACCTGATGTACAGTTTACCTCAACAGAAAAATCTAGGGTTTTTGTAAAGGTAACTAAAACAAAAGTACTGGCTGCTTATGGGCAGATTGTTGAAGTTCTTTTTGGTAATAATAAATTCCCTATTACTATTGAACCCACTACTTTACCAGAAGGTGTTGCAAGTTCAGTACATTTTGAAAGTGATAAAGCATTACAAGATGCTGAAGCTGGCGGGGAAGAAAAAGAAAACAGTAAACTTCTTCCGGGTGAAACTATGCCTCAACTACAAGAACGTCTTGGAGCATTAAAAGATAAACTAGAACCTGTAATAGATATCCTTAAAGAAGGTCCGGGTACTACACCGACTTCAATAAGTATACATCCTGCAATGGTAGCAGCAAAGAAAATGGAAAAGAAAATCCATGATCAACTAGATGAATCTAATGCAAACAAACAACTCCGTGTTGCTGCATTTGAATGTGCATTGTTTGGTACGGGAGTTATGAAGGGTCCATTTGCAGTAGACAAAGAATACCCTAACTGGTCTGAAGAAGGTGAGTACACACCAACTATAAAGACTATACCTCAAACTTCTTCCGTATCTATTTGGAACTTCTATCCTGATCCAGATGCAATAAACATGGATGAAGCTGAGTATATTATTGAGCGGCATAAAATGTCACGTTCTCAAATTAGAGCTTTAAAGAATAGACCTTTCTTCCGCCCAAATTCTATTGATATCTCTATTTCTATGGGAGAGTCCTACACTAAAGAGTGGTGGGAACAAGCTATGGAAGATGATGCTAACGAAGCAAGCTCAGAACGTTATGAAGTATTAGAGTTCTGGGGTAATGTAGACACAGACATTCTTGAAGAACATGATATTGATATACCTAAAGAACTAAAAGATTTTGATCAAGTTAGTGTAAATATTTGGGTTTGCAATCATCAAGTACTACGTCTTGTAATGAATCCTTTTACCCCTTCTTTAATCCCTTACTACGCAGTGCCTTATGAAATTAATCCTTACAATATCTTTGGTGTTGGCTTAGCTGAAAATATGGATGACACTCAAACTTTAATGAATGGTTTCATGCGTATGGCAGTTGACAATGCTGCATTATCTGGTAATATGTTAATTGAAGTAGATGAAACTAACTTAGTGCCGGGCCAAGACCTTTCAGTATATCCCGGTAAAGTCTTTAGACGCCAAGGTGGAGCGCCGGGTCAGGCAATCTTTGGTACAAAGTTTCCTAATGTATCTAACGAAAACATGCAGATGTTTGATAAAGCACGTGTGTTGTCGGATGAGTCAACAGGCTTCCCGTCCTTTGCTCATGGTCAAACAGGTGTATCTGGTGTAGGACGTACTGCTTCTGGTATATCTATGCTTATGTCAGCAGCTAACGGCAGTATTCGTAATGTTGTTAAGAACGTTGATGATTACTTACTTGGCCCTATGGCAAAAGCTTTCTATAACTTTAACATGCAGTTTGACTTTGATCAAGAGATTAAAGGAGACTTAGAGGTAAAGGCCCGTGGTACAGAAAGCCTTATGGCAAATGAGGTTCGTAGTCAAAGACTTATGCAATTTCTACAAGTTGTACAAAATCCTGTGCTTGCTCCTTTTGCAAGGATGGATTATATTATCCGTGAAATTTGTAAGTCTATGGATCTTGATCCAGATAAACTAGTTAACTCTATGGCAGACGCAGCAGTACAAGCTGAGATACTTAAAAAGTTTCAAGAAGCAAACCCACCCCCAGCACCAGAGCAAGGCGCACCTCAAGTAGGACCAGACGGACAACCATTACCACCACAGGCTGGACCTGCTGGCGCTCAGGCAGCCGATACCCAAGGAAGCGGTGGAGGTACTATAGGTACTGGTTCTGTGCCTACACCGGGAGAACAGGGCTTCTCAGGCAATACTGGACAAGGAACTATACAGTGAGTTTAAAACCTTTAGTAAATGATAAGACTTTATGGGACTCTTTTTTATCTGAGCTAGAGGTTAGACTGTCTGCTGTACATAATCAAATGGAACAAACCCCTGATGCAGAAAGTCTGTACAGATTACAAGGTCAGGCTTTTGCCCTTCGTAAATTAAAACAACTTAGGGATAAAGTCAATGGTTAGTCAAACAGAAGAAATCTTTGACAGAGTTGCTGTACCAAATAATAATTTGCTTTCAACAGAAGCTGTTGCTGCTATTGAACAAACAAAAGAACAAAGGATAGGTCCAGCAGAAAGAGATCTTCCAGTAGTTTCTACAACAAACGATACTAAAACTCAACTCTTTGATTCAACTTTAAACTCTGACTCAGAAGTAGAATTTAATCCTTCAACAAATAATAACACTAGTCCTACTGAAGAACCTGAAAGTACTGAAGATAATAAAATAAGTCCTATAGATGCTATAGCTAACTCTGGATATTTGCTTGCAAAAGAATTAAAAAGGGGGGTAACAAAAATAGTTACAGGGTTAGATGAGAATAACCCAGAACAAAGAAAAGCTTTTAATGGAATGTTTTCCAGTGCTTTAGGCGAAGATGTAGACTATGACCCTAGAAAAAAAGCTTGGTGTGCTACGTTTGTCCACCATATTTTAACTAAGTTAGGTGCAGATACTTTAAATCCAGAAGACAAGTTTGATAACATAAGAGCAGATAAGTATAAAAACTACGGCACTAAAATTGAGTATGCAGATATTCAAGAAGGTGATATAGTAGTACTTGATTTTAACGGTGATGGTGAGGGACAACATGTGGGTTTCTATGCTGGGACTAGAATTGAAGAACCTGCGCAACCCGGTTTTATTAATATTGTAGGTGGTAATCAAGGTGGTGGTGAGCAATTAAATGATCCCACTAATCAAGGTTATGGTGGCGCAGTTACGATTAGATCTAATGTTTATGAAACTTCTGCGGTTGTTGCAGTACGAAGAATTACTTATGATGATATTACTTTTGAGCTTAATGCAGAGTTAGCAAAAGAAAACCCTGTGTTTAAAGAGTTTACCCCTTCAAAACTCCATACTGCACAACTTCAAACTGAAACGGCAGGTTACAATCAAGGTGGCTTAGAGTTAAACAATTCTTCAATTGACGATCAAATGAAAATTTTTGATACGGAAACTACTAAGCCTACAACAGAACCATTGACACCTGTTGCCTATACTCCTGAAGAATTTGACGGAGAAGATAAATCAAAGGATGGATTTCTTGATACAGCATTTGAAAATGCAGAAACTCCTTTATTAGAAGCAAGGGATCTTTTTTTAAGTGCTGGTAGTGGCGCTGTATTTGATATGCTTCCTCAAGATGATCCTAGACTTTTAAAAGCTCTTGCAAGGACTAATGATTATATTGCAGGTACAGGATATGCTGGATGGAAAACAGGTGAAGCAGCAGTAGGTTTTGTTCTAGGGGCTATTGCTGATTTTATAGGACAAGATGAAGGTGAACCTCTTGCAGGTATATTAGGTACTGAGTCTCAAGCAAATAAAATGTTATACTCTATGCCAGAATCTTTTGCTGGTTCTGCAGGTACAAGATCGTTAACAGTACTTGATGATGCTCTTGATAGTTTACCTCAAGCTGTTTCAATGTTAGCAAATAAACTGCCTTTAATTAAATCAAATCTTACAGGATCACTTAAATCTTTAGCTGATGGAGACTTGGCATTTTTAAAAGAAAGTGCAAATCCACCAAAAAGTCTTAGTGCTGCTTCTACTAATTCTGGTACTAACCCTACTCTACCTAAGTCACAAGTTGCTCCTTTACTCCGAGATCGTAGTGCAGATGTAGATCCTATTACTTCAGATGGTGATTTTTATAGTCCTATTCTTGCAAACTTAGATAATTTAGCTATTGGCCCAGAAGGTATGCTTGGAAGTAACATTGTAAAGTTTCTTACCAATAAAGCTTCTAATATTAATAAGACAGAACTTAATTGGTCACAGTTACTTTACTCTGGCGAAAGAGTGACTGCAACTAATTTACCAAGGGACGTTCCAAACTTGTACCCTTACTTGGGTATAGACCCAAAACGTAAGTATACAAAAACAGAAATAAAACAATTAGCTAAAGAAAACGTACCTCAGATTGATATAGAAACTAGAGTAGGTGGGGGGAAACAAGGCGCTACTGGTAATACTACTTATGAAGAAGATCAAAGGATTCCTGTATTTATTGGGGAAGACCTACCTACAAATTTAACTTTTGACAGAAGTGATTATCAAGGTTGGGCTGATGCTGTAACAAATAATAACCCTGATTTTACTGAAGATGTTATAGAGGATATCTTAAATAATTTTGACGATTTTGAAGACTACACTTTTAATAGGTTTGCAAATGGAATTAGAAATACCCCCATCCAAAGAACTGGAACAGATAATAACTATATAGAATTATTTATAAAAAATCGCAGACCTTTAGGCAATAAATACAGAAAAGCACGTGGACATTTTGGAAGTCACGAGGATGGGGAAACAATAGTAGCTCATGCCAGAGGTTCTTTTTATGATTTACCTAGTGGTAAAAAAGTATTTGTAGCAGAGGAACTTCAAAGTGATGCTGTTCAAACAAGAGGTGGTGGCGGTAGACCTGCAACAGAAGAGACTACTAACGAAATAAAATCTTTTGTAGAAAAAAGAGATAAGCTTGGGGGAATTGAAGGGCCAAGTCTTGGCTCAGTAGAAAATGAAAAAGTACTTGCCGACAAACTATCTCTATTAGTACAAAAAAACTATGAGGAAGATTCAGTAATACCAAGCAGTAGGTTTAATAGGTTTGCTGGTATTGAAGGTATTGAAGATCCTTTTGCTTTACAAAAACAAGAAGAAGCATTGGAAAAAATATCTCTTGATGTAAATGAAATGAAAAGAACTTTTGACGAAGCTCTAGATACAGGCAACGATATTGTAGATGCTAGAAATATAGTTTTAAGATATTTATCAAGTAAATATGAAAAATATGGTATAACCATAAGATCTTTAGAAAGAGGTACAGGTAATATTGTTGAAGAGATTGGCCGAGGTTCCGATGTCTCACAAAAAAGATTAAGTAAAATACTGACTAATTTTATGGGAGATTTAATTTATACTAAAACTGTTGTAAGAACAGACGAGCTTGAGCAAAGTATAAAAGATGTACTTGGTAATATAGAGAGGATAAAAGAACCTACATTAGATCTTGTACCTGCAAAACTTGGGGAAACAGTTAGACTTAGTTTATTAGCTTTAATGAGGGAAGCTAAAACTAGAGGTGTAAATACTATAATTGTGCCGCCAATAGAAGATCTTGTATTTGCTCATGATGCTTCAGAAAAAGCTTTAGACATAACTTATCAAACCGCATTACTAAAAGCATTAAAACAATTAAAGTCTGAAACAAACAATAAAATTACTTTTAATATGAACACTAAAATAAAAGAGATAGAGTTTCAATCTAGAAAAAATTACCCAGTAATTACTTTTACAGATTTAGAAATACCACAAAACTCACAAATAAGATTTGCCGAAGGGGGCGTAGTAGTACCAATGGAACAAGAATTACAAATGCAAAATATGTTACAGCAAGGTGGCATTAGAGATGATGGCATGAACGTAGATCCAGTATCAGGTAATGAAGTACCTTCTGGTTCTCTTGCTAGTGAAGTACGTGATGACATCCCAGCACAATTATCTGAAGGTGAATACGTAGTTCCTGCTGATGTTGTTCGTTACTTTGGTGTACGTGTGTTTGAGGAAATGCGTATGGAAGCAAAACAGGGCTTGCAAACTATGGAAAAGAATGGTAGGATAGGTGGAGAACCTGTTTCGGGACCAAATCAAATGCCTGTTAACTCAGATCAAATTTCAGATATTGATATTGCTGAAATAGAAAAAATGCTTTCAACACAAGGTATGGCTGATGGTGGACTAGCTCATGGTGGTCTACTAGATAAACTTGTTAAAGCTGCTACAACAGACCCTTTAATTAATGAACGTATGAAATCTAGTGGTATGCCAATGAAAATGGCAGTAGGTGGTTCTGTAGGTCAACAGTCACCAACAAGTAGTTTGTATAGTGATCCTAAAAAAATAGATGATATCATTGCAAAAATTTCTAGTGCTGCATCTCAGAACCCACAGCTAATGAGGATGTTAGGTGAACGTGGTATAAGTGTTCCTACTACTGTCGCAACGCAAACTCCTGAGCAAATTCAACAACAAAACGCAGCAAAAGAAACTATGACTCCAATTATTAGTGCTGCTGTTGGTGTAGATATGGGTAACTACAGTACTTCAGATGCATTAACACCTACAGTTTTACCTGCTAATTATCTTATTCCCGGTGCTATGACTCAAACAGCAGTAAGTGGAAAACCTTTTAATGTGGACGTACCTGAAGAAAAAACTGCACCAACAGTAGGTGGTTTTAGCCCAGTAGTATCAAACAATAATCCTTTGCCAGCATGTCCACCGGGTCAAGAACGTAATGCTAGTGGCATCTGTGTACCTCGTCAAGACTATGATGGAAGTAAAGAAGATGAGACTCCCATACCTGATCCTTGGTATACAAACGAAGATTTTACTAATGTAAAAGATTTTGTATCTAATAAACTTGCACCTGAAGAACAACAAACAGGTATTATGAATTTACTTTCAAATGTTCCTGTAATAGCTATGATGAAAAAAGGTGATAAATATAATAATGTTGCTGAGACACGTGCGGTTGCATCACTTGCACTTGCTGCTGGTCAAATTAATGAAGAAGAATTTAATACAATAACAGGTCAAGTTAATGATTACATGAAAGCTAATAAACTTGATCCAGAGTGGGCTGATACTTTCTTTAGTGGTAAGACAATTGCAGCTAACTCTACAAGAAAATTTGCAGGTGACGATGGTCAATGGACTAAAGAAGAATGGGATGAACTAGTTAAAGCAAGCGGTGGAACTGTTAGTGATACGGATAGCTCTTCTTCTAGTTCTTCTTCTAGTTCTTCTACTACCCCTACATCTAGTTCTGTAATAAACATGCCTGATAGTCTAAAGGGAGATCCTAGCAAAAGTATCTTTAACAAGTCTGCAGCAGAAAGAGAAGAAATTCAAAAATCTACTCAACAATCTATAAAGACAGATAAAAATTATGGAAAAGATCCTTCAAAAGTAAATAGTAGTAAAGCAAAACCTATTGTAGCTACAAAATCTAAAGCTAAAAATACAACACAAGCACAAAAAGATCGTGAAGGTGATGGGTCGTTTGGCGCATTAAACAAAGGCGGCTTAATGCAAAAGAAAAAGAAATAACTATACTACTCCAATAAAAAACAATAAGGCTACTCAGCTAAGGCTGACCCCAACATAAAGGAATAACTATGCCTGAACTACAAACAATGGAAACCCCTAAGAATGCAGGGTTTGTAAACTCTAATCATAATAATCGTAATCGTAAACGTATTGAAGAGGATGAAAAAGAACTTGAAAAATTACAAGGCAGCGAAGAAGTTGCCGAAGAAAAAACGTCTGACACAGAAGATAAAGAAGAGACGTTATCAAGGGAAGAAAAATCTTTTAAGAAACGATATGGTGATCTTAGACGCCACATGAGTGAGAAAGAAACTGAGTGGAAAGAAAAACTTGATTTAGTAGAAGGACGTATAAATAGCTCTTCTATTAGTTTACCTAAGTCAGATCAAGACATTGCTGATTGGGCTAAACAATATCCTGACGTTGCTGGTATAGTAGAAACTATTGCTAATAAAAAAGCAGAGCAAATGTTTGATAAAGCAGATGCACGATTAAAGAAAATTGATGAAGCTAACTATGAAAACAAACGCATAGAGTCAGAATTAGAAATTAAAAAAAGTCACTCTGACTTTGACGACTTAAAAACTTCTGATGAATTTCATGATTGGGCAGATGAGCAACCTAAGTGGGTTCAAGATGCTTTATATGAAAACGCTGATGATCCAGCTTCAGTAGTCCGTGTCATTGATCTTTACAAATCTGATAAAGGTATGACCCCTTCTGCTAGAAAAATTAAATCAAAAGAAGCAGCATCTGTTGTAAACAAAAGAAGCAAGACTTCTATTGACACTGCTGAGTTTAATGGTACGTTTAAAGAGTCAGACATTGCTAAAATGTCAGACAAAGACTTTGAAAAGAATCAAGAAGAAATTACCCTAGCAATGCGTTCAGGGAAATTTATTTACGATATATCAGGCAAAGCCCGATAATAGCTATTGACAAAAGTTCAATAGTCAATATAACTAAGGGATAGTATTAAAGAGCCTCTTAATAGACAACCTCGCATACTATCCTTTTTACTACAGTCTAAACACGTTAATAAGAACTACCTGATTAAGTACAGGCCCAGTAGTCTTAGGGTTGGCCGATCCTATTACACCTGCACCCTAGAAAAAATTCAGCCTCTTGACTAAGATGTTTAGCTTAACCTAAGCCAAACAATTTCAATAGGAGGATTTATCCAATGGCTTTTACAACCTCAACAGGTTATGGCAACTTACCAAATGGTAATTTTAGCCCAGTAATCTATTCAAAAAAAGTACAACTTGCTTTTCGCAAGAGTACAATTGTAGGTGATATTACTAACTCAGATTATTTTGGTGAAATTGCATCGCAAGGCGATACAGTAAAAATCATCAAAGAGCCTGAGATCAGCGTAAGTGAATATGCACGTGGCACAAATGTCACAGCGCAAGATTTGCAGGATGACGATTTTAATCTAGTCATTGACAAAGCTAACTATTTTGCTTTTAAAATGGACGATATTGAAGAAGCTCATTCCCATGTAAACTTCATGGATCTTGCAACTAATCGTGCTGCCTATCGTTTAGCAGACAATCATGACCAAGAAGTTCTTGGATATATGTCTGGTTATAAGCAGTCTTCTTTGCATACTAAAGCTGATACTCTTAACACAACTGTTAATGGTACTAAAGCTGTAAGCTCTGCAGGTGCTAACGAATTGCTTGCTTCTATGCAGCTTCACAAAGGTGACTTTGGAAATATAACTACTGCCTCTGCTGGCACTCACTCAATTCCTGTGACTGCACGTATGCCGGGTGCTACTTCCTTACCAACAGCTACTGTTTCTCCTGCTATGATTATCTCACGCATGAAGCGTTTGCTTGATCAGCAACAGGTAGACTCACAAGGTCGCTGGCTGGTAGTCGATCCAGTATTTATGGAAATCCTCGCTGATGAAGATTCCCGCTTTATGAATGCTGACTTTGGTGAATCAGGTGGATTGCGTAATGGCTTGTCTATTAACAACTTCCACGGCTTTCGTGTGTATTCCTCTTCCAATTTGCCAGCACTAGGCACTGGAGCAGGTACAGCAGGTACAGCTAACCAATTGACTAATTGCGGTATTATCGTAGCTGGTCATGATTCTGCTGTAGCAACTGCTGAGCAAATCAACAAGACAGAACAGTACCGTGACCCTGACAGCTTTGCTGACATTGTTCGTGGTATGCATCTATACGGTCGTAAGATTCTTCGTCCAGAAGCAATTGTTACTGCCCGTTATAACGCAGCATAGGGGAGATATAAACTATGGCTACTTTTGATATGACTCTCAGTACTACCGCTGGTGTTGGGGCA